CTTGCGGGACTGAAACTTGAGTAGTCAGGGGATTTCGGCACTAATAACCTATCCATCGGGAGGTTTCAACGTTTCCTTAATTCGTTTCTACCTTTTGATTAACGGCGTTTTATATAGACAGGATTCTCCTTCTGGAATCACAACAGGGCTAACGTCTCAAACTTTTAATATTTCTGCTATTACTGGATTTAGTTTGATAGCTTTAGAACCGACCAATTATATTCCTGGTTTATTTTTATCGCCAGGTATAGCGGTAAGTTTATCCTCTGGATCTTTGTCTGGAAATATTAAGTTAGGGGTTTCTTATGTTTACAGTGGAAGTGTATTGTCAGCAATTTCTCAAGATGTTTCACTGGGATGTTTGCCCATCCTAGATTTTGATGCTATGATTGAAAGAACAACAAGGAAAATGGCGTTAATTTTTGGATAATATGAGAAATTTAAGTTATGTCTCACAAGAGTTAATAAAAATATTAAAGTTAACTCAACCTCAAGTTAGAAACGAATACAATCAAGTTATTCTATCAACTCAAAGACAGACGGTTGTAATTCCAAAACAATCTAATTCTAAAAGATCATCATCTAGTTCAAGGAGTGTTTGATGTCATTATCAGTCGAAGCTCAGACAAATCTAAACAGTCTCTTAGTTGCCTTAGATGAGCAAATGCAATTAAGCGAAAATGCAGCCTACCAAGCCGCATTAAAATACAACGCCGTATTGAGTTGTTTTGGTGGCATCATTGACACCTCCACACTCGCAAAAGAAGCCACGTCAACGGCGATCAACGCCAAACTTCCATCTTTATCAAGTGGTAGAGTCCCAGTCTCTTTACCAACAATAACAG